TCAGGTAGACGCTGGCACGTTGACCATAGCTGACGCGGAGTAATGAATGCCGTTAACAAAACTTGCGTTCAAGCCCGGTATCAACAGAGAGGGCACTAACTACTCTAACGAAGGCGGATGGTTCGATGGGAATTACATCCGCTTTCGCTATGGGTATGCGGAGCGTATTGGCGGCTGGATCAAGGTAGGTTCTGCTCAGTTTCTAGGCACGGTACGCAAGCTGCTGAACTTCGTGACCCTTGATTCTTTGAATCTCTTATTCTTGGGTTCCGAAAAAAAGATCTATCTTGAGGACTCTGGCACGTTTAACGACATCACGCCTATCCGCTCAACAGTCACTTTGCCTAATAACCCGATTAACACCTCCGGCGGAGCTGGAAGCGGAGTAGTCACCGTCACTACGTCCTTGGCTCACGGTGCTATCGTTGGTGACTTTGTTACGTTTGCCAGTCTGACGGCGGTGGACGGACTGACCACGGCGCAGCTTAATAAAGAACATGAAATTCTATCTGTTCCTACGACCACGACTTTTACAGTCAACACGGGCGGATCTGCTTCGTCTGGTAGCACGGCTGGTGGCGGAGCTTCCGGCACGGCGGCGTTTCAGATTAACGTAGGCTTGAACACCACTGTTCTTGGTCCTGGCTGGGGTGCAGGAACATGGGGCCGCTTTACTTGGGGTTCTGGTGCCGGATCTCTGGCCGGTAACACCCTGCGCTTGTGGTTTGCGGACAACTTCGGTGAAGATTTGATCTGCAACATTGGTGACGGACGCATTTATTATTGGGATGCAACGAATGGAACAACCACCCGTGCGGTGGAGTTAAGTTCTCTGTCTGGTGCTTCCAATGTGCCTACGGTAGCACGCAAAGTTCTTGTGTCTGAGGTTGACCGACATGTTCTGGCCTTTGGTGCCAACCCCTTGGGTGAATCTGGGCAAGACCCATTGCTTATACGGTTCTCGTCTCAAGAATCTGCTACGGACTGGACACCTACCGCTACGAACACAGCCGGTGATCTTCGCCTGTCGCAAGGCTCAGAGATCATTACGGCACTGCGTACAAGCCGTCAGATCCTTGTCTGGACAGACACATCATTGCACTCAGTGCAGTTCACTGGTCCTCCGTTTACTTTTGGCACGGCGTTGCTGGCGGACAACACTCGTATTGCCGGTCCTAATGCCGCGATCAGTGTAAACGATACGGTGTTCTGGATGGGTCAGGAGAACTTCTATGTCTATGATGGCCGCGTCATGCCGATTCCGTGTTCGGTTCGTGACTATGTGTTCAGTGATCTAAACCGCAACCAGTCCTTCAAGATTCACGCTGGTAGCCTTGGTAGCCAGACCGAGGTGTGGTGGTTCTATTGCTCTGAGTCATCTAATGAGATCGACAAGTATGTGATATACAACTACGGCGAAAAGGTCTGGTACTATGGCTCGCTCGCTCGTACTGCATGGAATGATCGTGCAGCCGGCCAGCGTAGCTATCCACAAGCTCCAAGCACTGACAACTATCTATACGACCATGAGCGTGGGTTGGATGACGGCAGTCAGACTCCGTCCATCGCCGTACCGGCGTTTGTTCAATCGTCAGACTTCGACATCGGTGATGGCGATCAGTTTATGCTGATCCGCAGGGTTATACCGGATTTGTCTTTCAACGGGTCAACGGACTCTACGCCTGCCGTAACTATGTCCATGCAATCTCGTGACTTCAACGGTAAGGCCGTAACCGAGACGGTGACGGGTAGTGTGGAGGAGACAAGTTCTGACATTTACACGAATCAGGTGTTTATGCGTGCTCGAGGCCGTAGCATGAACTTCAAGATCAGCAACTCTGATAAGGGCGTGCGCTGGAGGCTGGGTGCACCGCGTCTTGATGTACGAGCGGATGGGCGCCGATGACAAAGGTAGTTCGCACGATTCTGCCTGTTGCGCCTAGTGAGTATGATCAGACCTATGTGAACCAGCTAGCGCGTAACCTTGATCGCGTAATTGATGACCAGCGTAACCCGATTCTGAACTTTACAGGGGTGCCTGGTGACGGTGTGGCTAATACGCTTGAGATAGGTGATATCTACGATTCAGGCGGTTTTTTGCGTATTGTGCGACAAGGTGATATATTGTCAGGAAGCGAAAGTGCAACTGGCGCAGTAGGAACAGTAACGGTGGTGGTGCCATGAGTGATGATGTAATTGTAATGCCTGACGGTAGCCGCTGGTCACCGAGCACAAGTTCTGATAAAGTATATTGCGTCAGCTGCCCTAATCAAGTTGACACGCCCGAAGAGGTAGCGAGTTACCCCGATGGCAACTGCCCAGATTGCGGTGAGCCATGGACTGGCGCAGAAAGAAGAGACACCACAATCACGGTGACTATGCCACAATCGCTCGGAGGGTCTACTCTTGGGTCTTAGTCTGAAATCACTACTTCCTATTGCTGGTGCCGCCGCAGGATATTTCTTCGGCGGTCCTGCTGGTAGTGCGGCTATGAACGCGGCTCTTGGCTCTGGCATTGGTACACTTGTGGCTGGTGGCAAGCCTAAAGACGCCGTAATGAACGCTATTCTGGCTGGTGGCGCAGGCGCTGGACTCGGTTCCTTGGGTGTCCAAGGTGCGGGAGCCGCAGCTGCACAGTCCGCCACTGGTGCCGCCGCGACACAAGCCGCGACACAGAAGGTTGCCGCTGACGTTGCCGCGAAGGAAGTAGCTAAGACTGCCGCCACTGAGGCCGCAAAGGGCGGTATCTTTGGTTCTGGTATTTCGGTTGGTGACGTAGTGGTTGGTAGTTCCTTGCTGGGCATGGCTGGTGTAGGCGAAGAGGACGTTACAGATGACGGTCCTCGTGAACTTGAATCTCGGCCTGATTACAAGGGCACACCGATTGCGGGTTTGTTTGTTGATCCTGTTACAGGCGAAGCATATGACACTGCGGAAGAGTTGGAAGACGCTATCAACTCTCGCAGGGACGACACCATGGCCATGGCGTTGGGCGGCATTGTTACGTTGAAAGAGGGCGGGTACATTGAGGGTCCAGGCACGGGAACCTCTGACAGTGTAAACGCTGGCATATATCAGAATGGCAAGAAAGTTCAGGAGGCAAAACTCTCGGACGGTGAATTTGTATTTAAGGAAAAGTCTGTCGTAGGCGCAGGCAATGGAAACAGGGAGCTTGGTGCCAAGCGTCTGTATGCCATGATGGATAAGTTTGAGAGGATGGCATAATGGCTGAAACAGTCCGCACCGAACAACTACAGGTATTACCGGAGTATCAGGAAACATTCCTGAAAGACCTGCTTGCCAGCACCTCTACGATGGCGAATCAGCCGACTACGATCCCTGAGTATCAGGTAGCTGGTCTGACTCCAGCACAGCAACAAGCTATCCAGCTCGGCGTCTCAGGTGTGGGTGCCTATCAACCGATGATGCAGGCTGGAGCGGCGACTCTGGGTCAGGGTGTAGCGGCGTTACAACCTGGTGCCTACCAGCAGTATATGTCGCCGTACACACAGGACGTTATTGATCAAAGCCTGTCAGATCTACAGCGGCAGGCGGACATGGAGCGTCAGCGTATTGGTTCGGCGGCGGTACAGGCGGGTGCGTTTGGTGGTTCACGCCAAGCTATCGCAGAGCAAGAACTACAGCGCAACACGGCGGATGCCTTTGCTAGGCAGTCGGCACAGCTTCGTGCGCAAGCGTTTGAGTCTGCACAAGATCGCTCACAGCAAGCTGGCGAACTGTTTGGTAAGCTGGGTCTACAGCAGGCAGCCATGGGTGAATCTGCACAGGCGGCACAAGCAAGAGACGTTGGAATCCTGTCACAGCTTGGTGGTCAGGAACAACAGCAACAGCAGGCAGAGCTTGAGGCACAACGCGCTACAAGCCTTGAGCGGCAGTTTGAACCGTATCAGCGTATCGGCTTTATGTCCGACATCTTCCGTGGCGTGCCTACTACGACCAGTACGCTTACAAGCAAGACGGCGCCTTCGCCTAGCATGTTGTCTCAGGTCGCCGGTCTGGGTATGGGTGTCGCTGGTCTTCAGCAGTCTGGAGCCTTTGGCTCTGGGGGCATCTTTGGTGGATTAGGTAACATGTTGGGGTTGGGAGCGACTAAATAATGAGCGTATATAACCGCAAGATGTTTAAGCCGCGTAACGCTCGTAACGCTTTGAATCGGTCAGCGGGGGTTGCCCCTGTACAGACGTTTCATGCTGGTGGTCCGGTTGGTCATATCCACGCTGGACAGACGCGGAACATACGCCCTACCTCTGGTGGTTCGGTTCTTGCCCCGCGATCTCAAAGTATGTTTACGTCTCCTATAACGGGTCAATCTTATAGAGGGCCAACGCCAAGTGGTCGTGGTGTAACAAGCCTACAGCCATTTGACATTGCACGCCGATACATCAGCGGCGGTAGAACCGTGGGGTACGGTGATGACGATGCAATTAGTCCGGGTGAATACGCCGCGCTTCAGGCATCACAGAGTTCTTTCTTGGCAGGACAAGCAGTGCAGGATCCAACGGATACAAGGCTTGGAGGAGCAATAGCGGCTCTCACTCGTCCTGTCGCGCAAACGGCGGCTGGTGGTGGCGCATTTATTCGTGGTCTTACCGAACAAGGCATACAGTCTTTGCTTTCGTCTCCTGATGGTGCATCCACAGGGGCGCCCCCTCAATTAAACCTTGAGCCTAAAGGTGGTTTTTATCATCCAACAGATAATCCCAGTGGTGAAAAAAGGTCTGATTATGAGGCTAGAGTAAAACAAGAAATCTCAGCAGCTCAACAAAATGATCAATCAACTTTAGGTCAACGAGTTGCAGGCATGAAGCCTGGTGCGCTTGATCAGGATTACCTTACCAGTTTAGGGTTTAATCAGGTTGATCCTACTGCCTACAGTGCACCCATAGGACCAAAACCGGCTCCTACTAAAATCCCTGAAGGTGGCATGGCGGCAGATCGTATTAAAGATGATGCGTCTAAAATCCCTGATGGTGAATTGGCTGCCTTTAACAGAGCTAGGGATCAAGCTCGTGAGGTTACACAACGTGATGGCATGTATGTTACGGATGAAGAGACTGGTGCGTTTCCGCCTAGCACAGATACGCTTGAATCCGCTGTAGACAATCTTATGCGTCAACGTGAGGCAGACGAAGCTGCGTATCAAGAGAATGTTGATCAAACAGACCGCGATGACGCAACCGTTGATCTTGCAGGGGAGGCTACTGGTGCTGCCGAAGCTGAAGCCGGAAAGAAAGCTGGCACAGATGGTGATGGCACAGGCACAGATGGCACTGGTGATGGCACAGGCACTGGTGATGGCACACCTACAGCCAAGGAAGAGATTGACCGTGTTATAAACAGTGGCACTAAAGAAGAACAACAAAGCACGCTGGACGGCTTTATCAAGGAGTTCATGGACAAAGCACCGGGTTACGAAGGTGCAGACAGTGGTCTTGTTCTTGCCAAGATTGGTTTTGCCATGGCGGCGGGTAAGAGTCCTCGAGCCATTGAGAACATTGCTACAGCCATGAGCGATGGCGCCGATATGCTAATTAAGGACAAGGCAAAGAAGGACGAGTTCAACCGTCAGCTTAAACTTTCTGCTTTGCAGTACGGATTGCAAGAAGACAGTAAACTAAGAACACAGCAAAGAGCGGATGATCGTAACTTCCTTCGTTTGGTTGACAAAGACGGTCAACCTGCTCGGATTAGCATGACTGATCTTCTGGCTAATGACGGTAAGTTACCCGAAGGATTTCAAGATGTGGATGTGTATCTTGCACAGGAAAAAGCCGCACTTGAAAGATCTAAAGCAGTCGCTGCACAAATAAAGGCCGGAAGAGAAGAACTATTAATATCAGATGAACAATCAACTAAGATGCAAGAGAAGTTTGATACTGCGGCGAAACGATACATAGATGCTGAAGTGGGTATTGAGTTCGCAGAAAAAGCAATGTTAACACTAGCTGATGACGGTAGCATTACAGGTATTCGTGGTGGCGCGAAAGATTTTGGTAATAAACTATTGAACGCTGTAGGCTTAGACGCTCCTCCATCTTTTGAAAACAAGGCTAAGTATCAATCCTTTGTACGACAGGCGTTCCAAAAGCTCATTCCAGTGTCGCTAGGTGGCGTTCAATCAGCAAACTCAATTTCTAACCGAGACGTTCAGTTTTTGGCGGACGCTTATGTTGACGCCACTACTCTGCAAGATGGGTCATTTAATTTATTGCAGGCAGATCCAGATCTGTTAGCTCAAAAGATGGGTTTTGTAATTAATGATTTCCGTAGAAATCAAGCGTTAGCGGCTGGGGAAATGCGCAGCGTTGAAGATCGTTTAAGCGGAAGAATCTTGCCGGGCGAAAAAGATGTGGGTTCTGCGTTGTCTCTGATATCTGAGTCTAAGAAATCACTAGAACCTTTTGGTGTTGGACAGCGCTCTACGTTAGGGTTGGTAGATACTGGTCAGAAAAACGCTCAAGGTATGCCCATATTCAAGTTGCCTTCATAGGAGAGTGGTGTGGGTTCTATAATTGTTGAAACTGCTAATGGTTCAGTTCAGGTAGATATCGCTGGTGATGCTCCTACACCAGAAGAGCAAGAAGCTATTATAGCGCAGTTCAGTCCTACACAGCCAACTCAGACAGAACTTGATTTTGCTAGCGCTTCATTGGACGAGATCCGTGACTACGCTCGAGCCAAACGCCTAGCTGGCATGGACCCCGTTAGTGGAGAGCAACTTACCGAAGACGAATATATCAGCAAGTACAAAGAGCCGGGTGTCGATTACCGCACTGGCTTGGATAGTGTTGCAGGGTTCTCGCGCTTTCAGTTTGGTCGCATGGACACAGGTGAAGAGAAGTCCAACTATCTGAAGACTGTGGTAGGTGACGAGGGTTTCCGCGTAGATGCGCTTGGTCGTCATATCCTGACACAAGACGGACGCACCAAACTTGGTCTGGGTGAAGGCCGCGAGCTTGCGGTAGACGAAGAAGGCTTCTCCTTTAACGATGTCAAAGAGTTTGCTGGCGCAACTGCACTACCTATCATTGCTGGTACAGGTGCCGCGATTGCCGCGTCAGGTGTGGGCTTTGTTCCGGGTATGTTGATTGTGGGTGCCGCCACTGCTGGGGGCAAACTGCTTGATGAAGGTATTGAAGCTGCTGAAGGCTTGCAGATGCAATCTGCTGGAGACATCGCACGCGACACCGCCATGGAAGGTGTGTTTGGTGCTTTTGGCGAAGGTATTGGTCGAGGCGTATCCAAGCTGTTTGGTCGTATTATCAAAGGTCCAGGAGGCGAGGCCAACGAAGCGTTGCGTGCGCAGGCGCGTGAAGTTATCAACAAAGGCTATCGCCCCACGATTGCGGGTGCTACGGATGAAGCATTCCGTCCAGTTTTGAACCGCCTGCAAGCCGTTTATGAGGGTGTGTTTCCAAATCAAAAAGCCGCTACTCAAAATCTTGAACAGGTAATTGCTGACTTGCGCACGCTTGGTGTGGCGGACGATGCCGCTATCAACAATCTTGATGAGGTCGTCAAGAACGATATTAACAAGTTTTACCGTGGAGCTGATCAGACCCTAGCAGACGCACAAAAGACTATGGACGATGCCGTGCGCGGTGAGATAAGTGCGATCATGCGTAATCTGAAGGATGGCAAAAGCATACCCAAGAATCTTGATGACATGATTCGTATGCGTAAGCGCGTGTTTGATGAGGATGTTGATCGGTTGTATACCGCCGTCAACGACAAGCTGCGCGGCCAGAAAATTATCCCTACCGCAGGGATCAAGGCAGAACTTGAACGGCTTACCACAGACAGTATTGCCGACATTGGAGCGACACGGTTCGCGGCACAGGTGCGCGGTCTTGGAGATTACGCCACCGCGCAAGACCTATCTCGTATCCGTACAGGTTTGCTTGACGCATCTCGCAACCCGGCTCTTTTGAACGATGTCAACGTAGGTGCTCTTGGTTCACTCAAGGCCTCCGTCAATCAGGCGTTTACAGACGCAGAGATTACGCTCGCTCAAATGTCCACTCAAGGTTTAGAGACTGGAGTAGCTCGCGCTGGAGACAAGATCATCCGTCCTGAAGGGTTTGAGATGAATCTGTCTACGGCAGATGCAAGTGATGCTCTAAATCTGTTAAGTCGCACAAACAACTTCTACCGCGACAGTATTGGTAGGTTTGACAACATCGTTGTTCAGGACATTATCAAACAAGCAAAATCTGGTCAGATGAACATGAAGTTTGTGTTCGACAAGATCATACAAGAGGACAACCCTGAAGCGTTTGATCAGTTGATGAAAGCCATTCGTGGCGCACCAACAGGTAAAGCCTTGGGGGCTGAGTCAGGAATCGTGGATCTGGCAGAGGGCACACGGATTCTGAAGACACGCATGATCGGCAACCGCACTGTAGAACAAGCTCTAAAAGATGTGGCAGATCTTCCGCCTAACAATCGTACTCGTATGATGGTCGAAAAGACTGCACGCGACATTGAAGCAGAAGCTGCGGAACTTGCGCGTATTCGTGGCAACGGTGCAGAGATGGCAGAAGAAGTACGCCAAGGTCTATCAAAGATGTATGTCGAGCAACAGGTTAAGCGCTCGTTGGTAGTTGACCCCGCTACAGGACAAGAGGTTATAGACCCAATTAAACTTGTAGCAAATATTCGACAGAAGGGCACGACTGTTGACAAAATGCTGGGCAAAGATCTGAAGGATGTAAACGATATCCTTACTGTCCTTGAGCGTGGCAAAGCTAATCTTGCACCTAGTGTAGTCAACCAGTTACGCAGTAAGCCACTCGGCCAAGCACTTCGTGATTTACAAGCGGCAGAAGCACGGCGTGCGGCATTGGATAAAGATGTTATCATCAACACTTTGCGCTCTACCAGCGATCCAGAAGTCATTGCGCAAACCGTATTCAAGACTCCAAGTTCTATCAAGCAGGCGCAACGCTTCCTGCCTGAAGAAACAATGAACAGTGTGCGGGATGCCTCGATGGGCAGAATCCTGAAACAGATTGGTGCTACCGTAGATGAGGCTGGCGAGATCCGCATGACGGATGACTTTATCGAAGCGTTCAAATCTGGTCGGCTTGGTGGGAAATTCCAGTCGGTTTTGAGATCCTACGGACCAGAAACAATCAACGCTATGTTTGGACGTAATGCTTTTGAAAGCCTCAACACCATGGCGGAAAACATGGTTCGCGCCTCCAATGCTTCAATCGCGGGTAAAGGCGGTCTTGCCGCACCTAACATTGCTCTTGGTCTTGGTGTTGTTAGTTTAATTACCAACCCGCTTGCTACATTACCTACGGCGGCAGCGTTCAAGGTAATGTCTGTAGCGTTAAGAGATCCACGAGTTCTTAGGATGATGATGGCTTCTCGTCAACCAAACAAGGTCAAAGACTTTCTGTCTGGTAAGTTCAAGTCCAATGACCCGATTGCACAAGGGTTTCAAACCATGTGGCAACTGGTAGGTGCAGCAACTGTTCAAGGCACTCGTATGGGTGTAGAGCAAGGCGCCGAGGAAGCTCGACCCGTGACCGATGCCGCCCGTCAGCAACTGGCTCCCGTAGCTAATCAAGCAATTCAAACCGTTCAGCAACAGGCACCAAACGTATTACCAGGTGGAGCCGGAACCGCTGGACAAGTATCACCAATCTTGCTGCCCGACCCTGCGACTCAGGCTCTGGCGCAATCTCTTGGAAGGACAACCCCATGAACAAAGATCAGCTTCGTGAAGAGCTTGCAGAGGATGAGGGCTGCAAGTTTGAAATTTATTTGGATCATTTAGCTCTACCAACCTTCGGAATAGGTCATCTCGTGGTAGAGAGCGATCCAGAATACGGACAGGCCGTTGGTACGCCCGTAGATGAAGAGCGTGTCCGTCAGGTGTTCAACCTTGATATTGCTGTCACGTTGGACGAGTGTGAGGTTCTGTACCCAGACTTCTATGACCTGCCCGAAGAGTGCCAGCTCATCATAGCAAACATGATGTTTAACATGGGGCGTCCGCGTTTGAGTGCTTTCAAAGGTATGAAGGCTGGTGTGGATGCACGAGACTGGAACCGCGCAGCTGACGAGATGGTAGACAGCCGCTGGTATGACCAGGTCACCAACCGCGCCAAGCGTTTGGTAAAACGCATGAGAGCGTTATCCGAAGAATAGACCACCACAAAAACTAATGAAGCACAGGATGATGAGAATATCTTTTGTCATCCTACTTCTCCCCAGTTGTCGCCCAACTCTTGATCGACCTTGCTCGGCACCTTTAGTTCCGTGCTGTTCTCCATAATGTCCGTGATTCTTGCGGCTTGCTCCTCGGACTCTACGTTGAAACAAAGTTCGTCATGCACGGTCAGGAGCGGCACCAAGCCTTCCTTGTAGCACTCTGCCATGGCAACCTTGGTTTGGTCTGCCGCAGAGCCTTGTATCAGCCTGTTGAGTGCCTTGTAGGTAAATGCGCGTCTCAGTATAGGCCCGTACTCTTTCTCGGCCTCCTCGCGCTTCATAGGCTTGTTATAGCCAAATGTCTTTGGCTCCCACATATCAAACCGGCATAACCGCCCCGACATCGTGCGAATCTGTCCGTTGTTGCTGGCTCGTAGCGACACCATGTCTGCCAGATCCTTAACAAACGGAACCTTCTTATGGTACTGCGCCAACAGTCTCTTGGCTTCATCCTTAGATATGTCCATGGTATGTGACAGCTTGCCTACGCCCATGCCATACATGATACCAAGATTGACCGTCTTGGCCTGCTTTCTGGTAATCTCTGCCAGATCCGCAACCATCTGGTGGAAGTCGGCATCACCTTTGTGATACTCCGCCACAACATCATCAATGGACGGATGACGATCCTTGGGTGCCAAAGACGCACAGTAGTGCACCAAGAGTCTCGGCTCCTGACTTGAGTAGTCAAAGCTGCCCCACTTGCATCCTTCGTCCGGCACAAACAGACCTCGGATCATGGCCTTAATCTCTGGATCCCGCGCTGGAATCTGCTGGAGGTTGGGGTTGCTTGAAGAAAATCTACCAGTGACCGTGCCGCCATCATCAGATCGAAGCTGATGAAACTCGCAGTGTATACGACCCTTGTGTGAGAACTTGAGGATGTTGTCGATGAAGGTATTGCTGGCCTTGTCTAGTTCACGCAAGCGCAGGATCTTTGCCGCGACAGGATGAGGACTAGCCTGCAAGAACGCCTTGGTGAAGGACGGCTGGCCGTTGTTCTCTGTTCTATTGTAGTACAGGCCGTGATGGTCAAAGACGGCGGCAACGCTTCTGGCTACCCATGGCTCTACATCCACACCTGTTTCATGCTTTATATCTGCAATCAGATCTTTCTTGAGTCCGATCAGCTTTTTCTTTGCCGCCTCGGCGCCGTCAATGTTTACCTTTACGCCCTTCTCACGCATGTCCAATAGCACTGGTAACAGCGAAGTCTCTAGGTCAAAGACATCCATGAGGCTCTGCTTCTCCAGATCCACACGCATCATGTTCCACAGCTTCAAGGTCAGTTCGGCATCCTTCTCGGCATACGCCCCCACAAACCGTGAGTTGAGACGCCACATCTCTGCCTTGGGATCAAAACCATGATCCGCCGCAGCGGCACGCAATGTCTTCTCGTCCTTACGCTCGTTCAGATAATCCCTTGCCAGATTGTTAAGGCTGTAGCTAAACCGGTTCTCGTTTAGTAGAGGCGCAGCTACCATGGTGTCGATGATCGTGCCTTGAATCTTGACCCCTGCCCACCGGAGCCAACCGGCGTCATAGGTGGCATTGTGCATGATCTTGGGAATGTTCGGCGTAGCGAGCTGGTCTGCTAGCCACTTCATAACTTTGTTTTGTGGGATATTGCCACCACCCTCATGGGCGATAGGGTAGTAGCCAACGAAGTCGCCGGCTGCGATAGCCACGCCCACGATAAAGCCATCACCACGCGCCCAGCCTGGACCTAACGTCATCAGGTTCGGATCGCTGGTCTCAAGGTCGATTGCGATGTACTGGCTGTTTCGCAGATCAGGAAACACTTCCGGCGGCACCCAATCCTTCTCGATGGTGTCCAAGTCCAGCCTGTGTAGGAACGTAATCTGACTACTTTCCTTTGCCATCAATCTCTCCTCCGAGGCTGGCGTATCCAGCAATGTCTACCCATGAATCCTGATGCGTTGGTGTGACTATAAGTCTAGCAAGTTTTAGGGCAGTAAGACACTGATAAACTTGAGAAACTGATACGTCCTTGTCTAGGATCACAGACCACAGTTGAGCCACACGCTCGTGGTTCTCGTATGCGTCACCATAATCTCTGGCTCTTGGCCCGTTGACTAGATCTTTGGCGGTATCAAGTAATTTATCTCTTTTCATATCACATACCTATATTTTGCGTGGGAATCGACAATGTGCAGGTTGTGCCGTGCTCTGGTCACGGCAGTGTAAAAGACACGATGCTCATCGTCCTGATCTGGTGCGTTGACCGCAGGGTATGACGAGTCCGTCAACAGTAAGATGTTGTCGTCCTCACCGCCCTTCATCCGGTGGATGGTAGACAGGTTGATGCGCGGCTTGGTTAGATCCTCGCCCCTGCGGCGCACAGCACCCATGTACCGTATGTCCTCAAGAGACATGTTGACCACGACCTCCGGCCTTGCGTCTTGGCTAGCAAGCAAACCATGTTCGGCCACTAGATTGTCGTAGTTGTGGTAGCCTTGTGGATCTACCGCATCAAAGGTCTTTGTCGCCGCACGTTTGAGCAATGCCCTGTCGCCCTGCTTGGGCATGAAACCGTAGAGCTTTTTGATATCACCAACGCTTGCCGTCTCGCCCTTTGCCAACCGCTCCCAGATGGTCATGGCTTCAAGTAGTTCAAGCGAGATCATGGAATTACCGAATCGTTCAAACAAATAGCCGTCTTCGCGTAAAGAATGGTGAATTGAGTTCAAGGCTTTGTTGGTTCTAGCCATAATAGTCCACGAACCTTCATCAATATTCACATCATACCAATTCATGTGAAAATCCACGTTGCCGTCTTCATCTCTCGGTTGCCAGTCCTTCTCCTGTCGGACACTGATCCGGTTAACCAGATGGTTCGCTAGTTTGTACACGCTACCCGGCACACGATAACTCTTGTTCAAAACGGTCTTGTTATCGCAAGCGTTCATGAAGCTGTGTAGATTCACGCCGTTCCAGCGGTGGATGCACTGGTCATCGTCTCCCGCGTAGTATACGCGGCTGGCTCTCTCTTTCAGTATCGCTACCTGCTTCCACTGTAGCGGAGTCAGATCCTGCGCCTCATCAACAATCAGAACCTCAAGCACAGGGCCAGTGCCCTGACGAACAAACAGTTCAATCATGTCGGTGTAGTCATACTTCCCAGCGTCTGACTTATAAGCAGCATATACCTGATCCACGCGCTTGAGCATCGACCAATGCAGATCATAGTCGCCACGGTCATTGTACTCCTGTTCCATGGAAATACAGCGCAGCTTGGATCGACTGATCACTTCCAGATAGCGGTTGCCCTCCTTCATAGACAAAGGAACCATGCCCTCTTCCATGGCCTCGGCAGTGCCCTTATCAAAGGCCATGCCTAATATGTCACCCAGCTTACGGAAGTCTGACGGCTGAACCGTCTCTTTGCTGTCCATGCCCAGCCAGTTGAAGCCTATCGAATGTAGCGTCTTGAACCACGGCACATCCTTTTCGGTGAGCTGTAGTTCGGCACCCACACGCTCCCTCGCCTCTTGGATGGACTTGCGTGAAAACGATACGAAACCAATCCTGTCCGGTGGAGTGCCTTGCGCTAACTCCTTCCGCACGATCTCAATCATCGTATGTGTCTTGCCGCAACCCGGTGGTCCGAAGATTAGGGTTTCATCAGCCATCAGTCTTCTCGCGTGGACGAGACTCAAGCCATTGCTCAACCTCTGTGCGCAGCCACCTCGTTGTACTGTTCTTTTCCTTCTCAGGACCAAGCACAACTGGTTTAGGGAAATGACCTTCCTCTACCCATCTGTAGACGGTAGATCTTGCCACTCCTAACCAAGCAACCACTTCACCCACTTTGAGATACCGTTCATCAGAATGGTATGTCATGTACGTTCTCCTCTGTTGGTAGATCGACTTCATTGTCGTCAAACTCTGGCACATACCAGACGCGAAGATTCTTCCATTGACCTGTATCTTCGTCTTTGAACTTGTATGTGGTGTTGCATTCCTGCCCACCATTTAGGTCTTTCAACCGTTGCTGGATCTGCGGACGGCGCAGTTCTCTGAACCCACGATTCCGCAAAAACTCCGTCAGACCCTTGAGCGTGAACATAGTCATGTCGCTCTCTGTCCAAGGCTTGCCCAGCATCATCTCCTGTGGAGACTTGGCTCTGATCCGACTGGTGCAGTAAACTTCCAGCAGTTCCTCAAACTGACCCTTGATCGTCAGTTCTTTTGGCACCTCGATATGCGTGGCGCTCTCCAGCAAACCGTTTACATAGTTCTGCCAGTCCGGCGCCTTCATGATAGGCGGCATGACATCAAGTTGCTCCATACACGCACGTTGGAACTGCAAAGGCATCTGCAACTGTTCGGTGGACAACTCCAAGCGTTTGCCGTCCACATCTAGGAAGTAGAGCCTTGGCTCCGACTTCTGGATTGTCAGACCTGTAATCCCTGGCATTGAACCATTCTTGCCCACACCGAACTTGGCTTGACGACAGGCGGCTTTGTCACAATGACTGCCCATCGGCTCTTCCTTACACAGATAGCCGTAGTCCTTCTTCTTGTGCTGTTGCTGGATCGTTACAATCTCGTTGGCTGGCAAAGACGGCTTGCAATATTTCTGGTTCCACTTCTCAAGCGTGGTCTCCCACGAATCCGGATGCATCATCTTGGCGGTCACCGCCGCATGAAACATGACTTTATTTCTAGTTCCGTCCGGCACTGAGGTTGCAAACATAATCCGCAAACACGGTGGCATCTCTCGCAACTCATCGTCTTCACTAGCGAACTCCAGCTTGCGAAGATCATCTAATGTGCATTTGACTTTATCTACCTGATCTAAAAACTCCTCAAGGGACAACTCGTCACCCTTGTTGTTTATGGCATAACGTAATGTATTCTCGGCTTGAAAGTAGGGCAGATTGATAAAGTTGCCTACATCCCCACGCTCGGCCAGAATCTTGTTCTGCTTTGGGAACACTTCGCATCCCCCATAGCCAAGCACCGCAGCGAACTCCGTAAGGTGATCACGCATATCCGTTGCGCTAATCCAATCCTGCATGAACAGGAATAGATGCGCCCCACCTGACTTTGATCGGCAAACAACTAGGGGTAGCTTAAAACGGCGGCACTTCTTCAAGATCGCAACGTGATCGACTGGATATGTGTCGATGTCTAGTGCACCAAACTTGCACATGTTTTGATCGTTAATAGGTATTGATCCAACTCCATGTCCGCCTTCAAGATGCGCCGCCAACAATGTCTTAGTCAGTGGCTCTCGGACAATGAAACTTTTTGCCTCTGTCTTTCCGTTCTTCCTTACGCTTCCTACCGTTGTTTGACCGTGTGCTACGCTGGAGCCTTCAAAGGCCGCAGCGAAACGATCAACTAAA